CGCCAGCGAACTTGCCATCGCCAGCCATGTCGGAGAGGGCTTCCTCAACCGCCACAGCGTTGGAGATGTTGCGGCCTTCCTTCTGCTTGTTAGCTGCTTCCCGGATAGCCTTGTTGCCGTTGTAGAGCGAGGTGAAGTAGTCGGTGTAGGTGTCGCCCAGGAAAGCACGCAGACCGAAGTGGCCGTACAGCTCGTGGAACAGGGTGAACTGGGTGTCGTGCTCAGATGTAGCAGCCTCGGAGAACATGTAGATGTTCCCCGTCTGCGCGTCGTACAGACCCTTGGGCATGTAGCCGTTGGTCAGACGCTTCATCAAACGCTCACGCACGCCGTCAGGCAGATGCGACGGGTTGCCGACCACCTTGACGTTGGCAGCAGACTTGAAGGTGCCCATGATCTCGGACACCTGGGACTGCACCAGCACCGTCGATGCGACAGACCCAGTCTCGCCGTTGCCGATACGGAACAGTGCGTCACCCAGGCGGGACGCCATGTCGTCAAACGATTCGTCTGCCCGCTCCTCAATCGCCACGAACTCGCCTTCGTCCGTCCGACCCTGCTGCTGCTCAGGACGAGACATGCGCTCGTTCATCTCGGCAACCCAGTTGGCGAACGAGTCGGCGTTGTCTGTCGTGTCAGCCAGCTTCCTGGCGCGGTTGTGGATCGTCTTGTGGATCCGGTTCAGCTCACGGTAGGTGATGTCCCGTATCGCATTTTTGCGATCTTGCGGCGACAGACTCTGATCCTGGTTGACCCGCTCAATCAGTGCGTCGATGCGAGCAGCCCAGGCTACAGCCTCTTTGGCCATGAACTGGTCGGCCAGGGAGAGCTGCTGCTTGTAGGCATCGGTCAGCATGGGGCCGATGAAGCGCAGACCCATCAGGTTGCCGTAGTCAACCGAGCGACCGATCACCTCGGCCTTCTTCATAGTGGCCCGCTGTTGTGCCTTGCGCCACGCGGTGAACGCCTTGAGATCCTGGGGAGCCAGAGCGCCAAGGATCTGACGGGCCATGTCGGGCCGGTAGGTCAGAGCGTTGGAGACGTCGGCATACCAGTCCTGCACAAAGTCCACGATGCCAGAGCGAACCGACAGCGGGAGCTGCCCTTGCGGGATGCTCTCCGGGTTGCGCATCTGGGTCAGGCTGAACTTGGTGAACAGAGAGTTCGGGAAGACCTTGAGCAAATCCTTGCTGTCGGTATCTACCGGTGCGCGGGAGTTCTTGGCCTTCCAGTCGTTGTACAGCTCGCGCTCAACGCTGGTGAGCTGACTCAGGATGGTGGTTTTCTCTGCGGAGGTTGACTCACGCAAGGCTCGATCCAGGGAGGTGAACCACTCCTGACGCGCCACCGGATGGTTGGGTGAGCTGGATACGAAGGCAACAAAGGGCTGCGTGAACGGACGGCCATTCATCCGATCGAACACGGATGGAACCTCGATCCCCTCCTCCTGCATCGCCTGGATCAGTTGTCCGATCGAGAAGTTGGCGTCACGACGCGCCAGTTGCAGCACACGGGTGATTCCATCAACCGTGATCCGCCCACTAGTAACGCCCTGCGTTATGGCCTGAACGGCATTACGCGCCGCGTTATAGCTGGTGATCGGCTCGCCAGCATCGGCAGGCTGCTGCTCGACGTTGGTCTCGTCAGTGACGTCCGTCAATTGCTCGTCAGCCTTGACCTCAGACATCAAGCCGTCAGCCAGAGCTTTGATCTGTGCCATCGGTGTGTCGAAGATGTCCGCGATCGTCTCAGCGGACAGCCCAGCCTTCTCGGCTTCAGACTTGATGTTGAGCAGCTCGCCCATCATCACGTCGGGGTTGCTGGCAACCTCGTTGGCGCGACGCTTCAGGAGCTTGCGCTGCTGCTCAATGATGCTGTCAGATACGCGCTTGTCGGCCTTCGGCTCGCCTTCTTCCTTGCCGATTGCATCGTCCGCACGCTCACCGAGGGTGTCGGCAAAGCGATTGGGATCTTCGATGTCATCGACGTTCGAGACTTGATTGGCCGCCTTCTCCTGATCCTTCTTGGCCTTCTTGGCCTCTTGCTCGAGCTTGGCCCGATCTTCCGCCGTGCTGTCAGCAGCCGTCATCAGGCGACGTACACGGGAGCGGATCACGTTCTCCGCAGTCGGCTCAGTCCGAGGGGTGCGATTCTTAGCCTTCTCTTCTGCAACCTGCTTCTCCAGATCGTTGAAGCTCTGGCCTTGAGCGCCAAGTGCAAACTTGTCGAAGGAGTCTTTTGCCTCCTGGAGGAACTTAGCCTTAAGGCTTTCTCGCTGGGCAAACTTGGCGTTTCTCAGCAAGTCCTTGACGATCCGCACCTCGTCCTCAACGGTACGCAGATCTTCGTCGCTGAGCGTGATGTTCTTATTTTCGAAGCGGTCGGGAGGACCCTTCTTTATGGTAGGTGCGGTAGCCGCAGGCTGAGTCGCGCCCTCAGTCCGGACACTGTCGGATTCGCTTGTAGTGCCGCTCGGTGCCTGGGCTTCCGCAGTGTCTGATTTCACCACAGAACGACCAATCACCCGTGCGCCAGCCTCCCTCGCCACCTGCGAGAAGTCGAAGCCCTGAGCTTGGAGGTTGCTGGCCTTGAACAGCTTGGCCGCATCACTGATCCTCTTCTCAGCCAGGAGCTGACGCACCTGGTCGATCGGCAGATCAGCCATCTCATCCGTGGCAGTCCCAACCTGGGACTGAGAAGGCTTGCCCTGTTGGGTCTCGGTCACAAAGGATGCGACCCTGTCCCTCACCTTCTCGTACTCGGTGATGAACTGCTTGATCTGCATCCGACCGGAGTCGGCGTTGGCCTTGAAGCTGGCGATCAGGTTGTCGATGACCGACAGGATGCGAGCCAGCAGAGGTTGGTTGCGCACTCCAAGCTGCTCCCAGAACTTCTTGTCCGTGAACAGGGTTCCGAGCACATCGGCTGCAACCTCTTCGTCCGTCTTCTCTGTCTGGTTCTTGGACTCGTAGAACTTCTTGTAGTCCTCGTACCGGTTGGCCTGGAGGTAAGACTTGATCTCAAGGCTCAGCGACTGGGCCTGCTGCGGGAAACGACGGGCCAGATCGTGGAACACCTCATGGCCAAGGACGAACAGTGACGCCTTGGGTGACTGGGTGACGTTGATGCCGATGATCGACTTGCCAGTCGGGGACGTGATGTTGGTGCCAGCAAGCTTCTTCAGGCGAGCATCGCTGCCGTTGTAGCTGTAGGCAAACAACTCGACGCCAAACAGCTTGGCGATCTTGTTCAGGTGGGAAGGGTTCTTGACACGCTTGATCGAGCCCGCCTCAGCACCCCGCTGCTCCAGGCTTGTCTGAAGTTGCGAGAACGAGTCCTGCGCCACGGACGTGGCGGAAGTCGCATCGCTCTCGGCGACCTGTGTTGCAGAGAATGATCGATCAAACAGCTTCCGCGCAGATTGGATCTCTGGATTGATGTCCATGCCCAGAATGGCTTGAGACACCGCAGACTGAGCATTTGATGGATCAGAGGAGAGGAAAGCATCAACTGCCGCGTCCCCGACAGCCTTGCGCAAGGCAGTCTCGGCGGAGCCGCCAGGAGACGATCTGTCGAGACGAACCATCTTTGAGGTAGACGGTTCCTCGATGGCAATAGACTGGCCATCAACCCACGCAAGCAGGTTGCTTGACCTGTCAGAACTGCCGCCAAAGTAGGTGGCGTCTGGCGTGACCCTGACCGACGAGAAGCTGATAGCTCCAGGCTGAACTGGCCCAGCTAGTTGCAGCTCAAACTCTCTGCCACTCATCGAAGCGGTCATGCCGCGACTTTCGAAGCGCACTGACGGCACGAACAGGGAGCTACCGTCTCCGCGAGAGACTTCGATGTTGCTGATCGAGGGGGCTGTGCCGACTGTCAGTGGCTCGTTTTGAGTGCCATCTGTCGTCTGGGCTACGATCGGTTCGGTAGCGGGAGTCTCAGTTGAAGAAGCAGGTTCGACGCCGGTTTTACTGGCTTGACTGGGTACGAGCCCACCAGGCTGCTCTCGCTCAAACTCTCGAACAGCGCGAGACCGTTGGATCTCCTCTTCAAGAGAGGCGAGGTTCTCGTCAGAGCCGAATGAAGCATCTTCACTAGCTGCCCGAGCCAAGCTGGGCGGTGTGGATTTGTACACACCGGCTGGAGGCGGCGTCTTCAGGAACGGATCCAGAGACCCAAGCACCAAGTTGGCGAAGTCCCCGTTCTGCTGAACCAGGCGATTGCCATCTTCAATCGACTGGACGTTGTTGATAGCCGTCTGGAATGCCTCGAGCTGATCGCTTCGGCCCATCGCCTGCTCGATCTGCGTCTTGGTGGCATCGTCCGCCGTCTGGTACAGGGCGGCAAAGAACGGCACAGAGCGGGAGTCGTTGACGAACTCCTGCATCTGGACGGGCGACATGCCAGGGCCAGCAGGAGGCTCGCCAGCATTACGATCGCTCACAGGATTCGGTGGGGCATTGGGCCCCTGCTCCTGCGGCTTGCCACGGAACTTCTCTACGCCAACGGCAGCGATCTCGCCGGGTGCGGTCAAGCCTTCGCCCAGGTACTCGAGCGCCATCTCACCGAAGCTCGCATCCTCACCGACAGCCTTGGATGCCATGTAGGCACCGGTAGCGCCACCGATGCCCTGGATGTTCGCCTGGTTGAGGATGTTGGCGACCTTGGACTTGAACGGATTGATGCCCAGGAACGCGCCAGCCACAGCGTTGGCCGGTACTTCACCGGCAGTCTTGCTGACGGCGTACTCGGCAGCAGCCTCAGTGTCGCCATCGAACTTCTGAAGGCCCTCGGTGTAGTTCGTGCCCAGGGACTGGAACACCACGGCAGACGTGTTGATGCCTGCACCGGTCACGCCAGTGCCGACAGCGGACTGCACGGCCTTGCTTGCGCCAGCTCGAGCTGCGGCACCAGCAGCAGCACTCTTGAGCGGAGCCGTGGCCACACCACCGATACCGCCACCAACGGCAGCGCCAGGAATCTGCTCGGCCAGGAAGTTGGCAACCATCGTCGGGTTGCGAACCATCCAGCCCAGCATTGAGCCGGTGGCTGCTACCACACCATCGTCCTGGTACTTCTGGTCGGCCTCCTTGACCATCTTGCCGATGCGAGGATCAGAGGCGATCTGGTTGTATTCCTCGACGCTCTTGGCCAGGATGGGAGCGGTGTCCTTGGTGTCGCCAGTGACAGCCTTCTCAAGCCGGTTGGCCAGGAAGTCCCAGGTCAGACCCAGACCCTTGAAGCCCTTCTTCAAGGCATTGATGGGCTGGAAGCCGTAGTCCTCGTCAGCGACCTTCTTGGCGGTCGGCTGAGGCTCAGCAACCGGAGGCTTGTAATCCGGATCGATCTCCATGTCGCCAGCCATGAATCCAGGGGCGACCCTTCGACCTGATGGCGCAGTCTGTCGAGATTGGCTGACCTCGCTGTTCATCGAGTCCCGCATCACGGACGCACTGGTGCTCGGGGCCTGGACGTCAAACTCCAGATCGCCGCTCAAGAAGCCAGAGTCCCTTGATCGAACCCCTCGCTCGGCCTCAGCAGAGTCCAAGAAGTATGGGTTCCTGAGTCCGAGTCGGTCTGTTGCCATGCTGATTACTTGGTGCCAGGCAGGGTGAATCGAGCGCCGTTGGGGGCCGGGACATACACGCCACTCTTGGTGAGCGCGAAGATCTGGCCGGTGGCTTCGTCTCGCTTGAGTCTCAGCTTGCCATTGTCGTCACGGGCGAACAGCTCTTGCGCCTGCTGAGGATCTCTGGTTTGGGTGTAGGCGCGATGAATGGTGCGAGCATCCAAGCTGCCGCCAAGGTAGACGTTGGCCTCACCAACCTGGCGAGACTCAGCAACCTTGTTCTCGATGTCGTCCATGATCTTCTGACGAGCTTCTTGAGGCATCATTTCCCATCTGCTGTTCTGCTTGGCAGCGGTATCGATGTCTTGCTTGATGACAGCCTCGAAGCCCTGGCGCACGGCCCCAAGCTGGCGATTAAGCAGTTGGTTTTGCTGAGCTGTGGCGGCTTCTCGACCGGCGGCGTTGGCCCTGATGTTGGCAATGTTGATGCCGTAGCCGCCTTCGATGTTGGCGACATCCTTGCGACCCTGGATGTTCATGCCAGCAACATCCTTGTCGCCCTGAACCTTGGTGGCGACGTTGTCCTTGTCTGCCGCGATCTTCTTGTCGAGCTGACCAGACTCGAATGCGCGAGCACGCTCCTTCTCCAGCATACTGATGTGCAGTGCAGAAGCATCGCGACCGTTCAGTGCGCCAAACGAGAGGGCCTCGATCACGTCGCTGCGCGAACGCTCGACGCTTCCCTGCGTACCATCAGGGCCGACGCCGGTCATGATGTAGGCATCCTTGGCCTTGTCGTAGGTCACGTTCGAAATCGAGCCGCCATCCGGGAAAGCCTCATAAGCAGACTTGATGGCAGAAGTCGCACGCTCGGGAGACATCTTCAGCATCTGAATGGTCTTGCCCGTCTTCTCTGCCAACTGAGACTTGACGACGCGATCGACAGCCTCGTCCGCCTCAACCTGAGAGCGACCATAGGCTGAGGCCTGCCGCCTCATCACGCTGCGCAGGTTGTCGTAGTACTTCGACACTGCGGCTGGATCACTGCGGTGGTCATAGTTCTGATCCGCACCATCTGGCCGGAAACCAGTGCCAGACGACCAGTTCTTCTCGAGGTCAACCGCAGCCTGATTCGCATCGCGCTGCTCTTGAAGCTGGGCATTTTGAAGACGCTGGTTCTCCATCTGGAGTCCCATTGCCTCACGCTTTTTCTCGGCGTCGTCAAGCTGACTACGAAGCCCTAGCGCACGCGCATAGTTCTCAGCAAACGCACCGGCAGCAATACCAAGTCCAGCAGCCATTTCAGTTCCTCCGAAGACCCATGCGCTGCTGTGCAGCCGGGGTGTGGTACTTCGCCTTGAGCTTGTCGAAGAACTCGACGCCCTTGGCCTTTACAACATCAGCGGGAATCACATACTCGCCGTTCGAGAGCATCGCCGGAACCTTGTCGTCCACCGGACCACCGGGGCCTTTGACGTGGCCTGGCCCAGAGTGAATCTCTCCACCATCTGCCTTGCCAGGAGGTCTGTTGGACAGGCCGTAATACGTGCCTGCCGCTCCAGCCAAACCAGCGATCGCGCCCATCTGGGCGTTGTAGCCAGCCATGCGTCCCTGGAACTCCTGGCCGTACAGGTTTCCGGACTGGTTGTAGCCTTGCAAGCCGTATCCAGCACCCTGACCAACCATGCCCGCATTGGCTCGAGCATCCGCCATAGCGCCGCTACCGGCACCAACAGCACCACCAAGGCTATTCCCGGCCAAGCCGATGTACTGACCGGCTGTGTTCGAACGACCACTGGCCGCTTCGTTGACACCGGCACGCAATGCGATCGCCTTGTCCATCGTGTCGAAGGCGGCACCAGTCTGCATACCAGCCGTAGCCAAGGCCTGATCACGGGTCAGCCGCTCGTTGGTACGGGCAAACGCGGACGAGTTGGGGTTGACGCCGTATCGCGACAAGCTACGCAGCGACTGATCTCGAGCATTCGAGAACTGCTGGTTGGCGCTGGCCGCAGCGATGCCCTGACGACGCTCGATGTTCTCTCGAGAGTCGTAGCCCATCGCATCGGCTTTGACCTTGTCGCGCAGGTCTTTGTTGGCCTTGTCTTCCTCGATGCGGCGACGAGCCTCTTCCCGGGCAAGCTGGGAGTCTTCAAGGTAGCTCTGAGTCGCCCTCTCAGCGAGCGCAAGCTGGCGCTCCTGCATCGGCTTGAGGTCGGTCTGGTAGATAGACTTGTAGAAGTCGAATGTTTCTTTGCCCAGCTCGGCGCTGGCCCTGGCTGCTTCGCCAATTCCCGGATCCGGCTGGGGTGCGCTCATCCATCCCATAGTCTTACCCTTTCAAAAACTCTTCGAGTGTGTCGTTCTGTGCAAGCATCCTGATCTCAGGAGTCACCGACACAGCCCACTCGAAGCCGCCGATGATTCGTGCCATATGAACAAACAGATCACACAGGCTGTGCCGGATCACGTTGGCGATCTCGACACCCTTCTGCCCGTGGTTCGCCTTCAGCTCGTCGGAAGCCAGCCAGTTGAGGATCGAGGTCTCCATCAGCGGCAGAAGCTCAGAGCAGTGATTGCGGAAGAAGGCGTTGCGGTTCACCCCAGACAGGGCGAGCCACATCATTTCGTTGATGTCTGACGGCGTGACCTCGGCGTCCTTGTCGATCAGGTCATCCCAAACGTCAGCGATTCGGGTCAACATGAGTGCGAGCTGCACCGCATCAGGGTCGTCCCTGAAGAACCTGTGCAGCAGAGAGATCGTTTTGGCGTCCCGCATTGCTTAGGGTTTCTACTGATAGGTCTGGTTGTGATTGAAGGTCGTCACGCCGCAATTGTCTCTGGTCACGGGGTGTCGTCGGGCCAGTGGATGGCGTTGACCTCGGCGGCAGTTGTGGCCGCTTCGATCTGCTGCCGAAGGGTTCTGCCCAGGACGTGCTGAGCGTTGACGTGTACCGCCAGGGCCTGGCCCACCGAGATCATCTGCGCACCTGTCAGCGTCCGTACGGTATTGTCCTTGAGCGTCCAGTCCATCAAGAACGACGCAGGGTTCATGTTGGCGAGCTGAGTGGCCCCGACGATCTTGGTCTGTGACTCCGGGTCAGAGTCGAACACCGACCCGTCCCAGGTGAATCCGCCATGCTCGGCTGCATCTCGAGCAGCCTTGATCTCGGCCCACTTGTCCGCCTTCAGCGCATCAGGCGTTCGCGCATCCACCCACTGCTCGGCGCCAGGGTTCCATGTGGCCGGGTGCAGGGGTGGGACAGCTTTTCTGGCGGCACCCTCGGGCGTGTAGGCAACCCATGCGCCGTCACGAACACAGCCATCGTCGGCCATAACGGGTGAGTTGACCTCTACCCAAGGCTTATCGTTGGGCGGAGGGCTGTCCTCTGGGAAGCCGAAAACGTATTTGACGGTGCCCGACTCGTCGTAAAACGCTGCAAATTTCATCGCTTGCCACCGGATGCGATCAGCGAGACCGCGCTGTAGGTAAATGTTCCAGACCCGGGCCCCTGGTTGACGAGGTCAACCGTGTAGACGTTGTAGCCATCCAGCGGCGATGGATCGAATGCAGTGGCGACAAACGAAGATGTCTGAGCGTCGAGCACGGACACCGCAGAAGACGAGATCAGGACTGTGTTGCGCCGGATGTAGATGCCCATCGTTGAGCCGCCACCAGAGCTGATCGCATTCAGCGTGACAATCACGGTCACGCCGCTAGACCCGCCCGCCATCGTCAGCCCAAGAGCGACTACCGTGCTTGCTGTGTTTCCAAAGGAAAGGGAGCCAGAAGATCCGCTTGCAATGTTCATCGCGGTCACGGATCCGCCCTGAATGTTCAGGGTGTTGACCATCACCGTGTTGGCCTTCAGCGTTGACGCCTCGATGTCGCCACGAGCGTAGATGTTGTTGAAGGTTGCGTTGCCAGTGCCGGTAATTGACCAGCCTGTGCCAGCGCCAAAGTTGCTCGACGACAGTCCGCCGCCGGTGATGTTGATGCCGCCGATCTGTCCATTGGTAGAGAAGACGCTGCCGCGAACCGTGACGTTGCTGAACTCTGCTGCGCCAGACTGGTTCAGCGAGAAGCCGGTCAGGCCGCTGACGTAGTTCGATGACGAGATGCCGTTGGCGTCAATCAGGATCGAGCCGATCGTGCCGAAGTAGGCGTAGATACCTCCTCGCACAATCGCGTTGGTGCCGTCGAACTGAAGAGAACGACCGTTGATACCGGTCGATCCGTTGCCGATGTAGAACTGATTGACCCCGCCGTAGTCACCCAGGTAGAAGCCAGCATTGCCAGGAAGCACGGCTCCCGAGCGGACAATTGGAGAGCGAAGGTCGATTGCCGCCGTGATGGTTCCGGCTGTGATCTTGTCCGCAGCCAGGTCAGCGATCTTGGAGTTGGTGACCGCAAGGTTCTGGATGGCCGCGTTGCCAACAGCCAGATTGGCAATCTTCGCAGATGTGATAGCCGCATCAGCAATCTGTGCAGAGCCGACGGCTAAGTTGGCAATCAGAGCTGTAGTGATCGCGCCTGTCTGAATCGCTGCCGTGCCAACAGCCAGATTGGCAATCTTCGCAGATGTGATGGCCGCGTCCTGGATTTGCGCGGAGCCTACAGCAAGGTTGGCAATCAACGCATTTGTGATCGCTCCAGTCTGAATGGCGGCGGTACCAACAGCCAGACTGGCAATCTTCGCGGACGTGATGGCTGCGTCCTGGATCTGAGCAGTCCCAACAGCAGTATTCGCAATCAGTGCGTTCGTGATTGCGGCGTTGGCAATCACGCCATCATTAGCGATGATCGCGTTGACCGCGATCTTGCCAGCCGTCACAGCTCCAGCGGCAAGCTCAGATGCGCTGATGGCCCCTGCCGCAATTTGCGCCGCAGTGATCGTGTCCGCAGCGATGTTGCTGCCTGTGATGGTGTTTGCGGCGATGCGGTCGCCGGTAATTGCACCGGCTGCAATGTTGCTTGCCTGGATCGTGCCTGCCGCGATCTTTGCCGCAGTGATGGCCCCAGCAGCCAGCTTCGGGGTGCTGATGGCGTCATCGCTGATCTGCGTTGTCGTGATCTGACCGGCGATCTTGGTTGCATTGACCCCGGCAATCTGGGCGTCCGTGATGGTGCCGCTGAGGTCTGATGTATCTACGGCTGCGGTATACGCCGTACCACTCCAGCGATACAGCTTGCCGCTGAAGACGATGGTCTCTGTGCTCTTGGTCGTCGGCAGCGCGCCGGTCACAATCGTCACTGGCTCAATGCCAGACGCAAACTTGGTTAGCGTGACAGCGCCAGACGCGATCTTTCCCGCCGTGACGGCCAGATCTGCCAGCTTCGTGTTGCTGATGATGAAGTCGGCGATCTTCGTGGGATCGCTGATCACTGCCATGTTGGCGTTTGCCAGCAATCCAGTGATCTTGCTTCCGCTCAGGTCGATCGCACCATCGGCAATTTTCCCAGCAGTGATTGCAAGGTTCGCCAACTTGGTGTTGCCGATCAGGCCATCGGCAATCTTGGTCGGATCCGTAATCACCGCCATGTTGGCGTTTGCCAACAGACCAGTGATCTTGGTGCCGCCCAGGTCGATAGCTCCGTTGGCAATCTTGCCTGCTGTGATCGCAAGGTCAACGAGCTTGGTGTTTCCGATCAGTGAGTCCGCGATCTTGGTTGGGTCAGTAATGACCTCCATGTTCGCGTTCTTGAGCAGTCCATAGATCTTGTTTCCACCAAGGTCGATTGAGCCATTGGCGATCTTCTCGGCTGTGATGATCAGGTTCGACAGATCCTGACCACCAATCATGCTGGTGCTTGCAGCGGTGCCGCTGGTGGCGTTGTAAGGCCCAATGACATTCGCCATCGAGACGAACCGGATCCAGTAGTAATACGTCTGACTCGTCTTGCCGACAGGATCAGAGAAGATCGAGCCAATAGTCGTGCCGATCAAGACGGCAGAGCCAAGAACGTTGGTGGCGCTGCGCCACACCTCTGTGTAGCTGTGATTGCTGTACGCCGCGCCAGTCCACTCCAGGACGATGGTCGAGAACGTGGAGGTGGCCGTCAGCCCGCCCGGAGCAGGAGGTGTTGTGAGATCTGTGGTCTCGTCGTAAGGGTCTGGGCCAAAGACGCCACCACCATTGCCTACGACCGGCAGCTTGCCGGTTCCGCCAACGGGGGCTAGGGTGGTCGAACCATCCTTCGCAAGACCGAGCGCCTTCAGCTCGCGCAGGCTGACAAACTGATCGAGCGGATCACCAAGTCGACCCTCTCGGACGTCAAGCGAACTCTTGATCGCCTGAAGCGCCTGGACGACGTTGCTGTCGGATGGGGCCGGGATCGCCGGTACTTGGGTCTCGCGGCTCATACCTGCATCAGCTCCGCAACAGACGTCGCCATGTAGAACTCGGTCACATCAGTTGTGCCCTCGATCTCCACGTACCAGTCCAGGGCCTTGAACCCGGCTGGCAAACGAAAATGAGCCTCTGACGCCACGCTCTTCGTCAGCTTGAGAGCGCCATCCGCATAGACCTTCAACTGCACCGGATAGGCCGAGGCTCGAACCTGAGCCACAGAGAAGTTCACATGCTGCGGGGCGCGGAAGACCTTCGAGCGCCACAGGTACGGCAGGTTTGTCCCGGCATCGAAGCGAACAATGTTCGCCCCCTGCACCAGGTACAGGGTGTCCGTAGACGCATCCTGGAAGCCAGAGACGATCGGCTGAGCTCCGCCAGACCCAAGGTCTGACACGGTCATGTACGCGCCCTGACCGGTGAAGTCGAAGATCAGCAGGCCACGCTCAGAGCCGGTGTTGTAGAACCCATGCCACCTTCCGTTGTAGAGGAAGGCCAGGATCGAGTCCGGCTTGTAGGCTTGCCACTGCTCCCGCGACAGGATGTTCTGGGTGACCACCTGGACACCGCTGCCGCCGATCGACACCAGGCCATCAGGCGATGCGTACATCACGCCGTCACCGGTCTCCACGATCGATCGCTTGGAGACGCAGGCTTGCCGCAGCTCCATCTTGGTCGTGGACATGGCCGACGGATCCACGCCTTGCAGCAGATACGGGAAGGTTCTGGTCAGCACCACAACCGTCTGACCGAAGGTGCCAAGGCCCACGATGTCAGCATCCACCGGGTACTCATGCGGCCAGGCATGAGGCAGGTACGGCTCGGACATGTAGACGGTGTTGCCGACAAAGCCAACAGCCACGCCGTTGGCCATCATCCGCAGCCCCTTCAGGCCAGCAGGAGGCTCTACCCAGTCCTCTGTGCCGAGTACTTCTCCCAGGCTTGCCTGAGTCTTGCTGTCGGTGTAGCTCGTCGTGGCGATCGGAACCTCAGCCACGAACTGGAAGTACGCCTGAGCGCCAGTAGCCGAAGAGCGGTAGATCCGCTTGAGCGTCAGGTTGCGGTTGCCACCTGGGTTGCCCGGGATGCTGACCGTGACCGGCTGGGTGTTGTTGATCGAGACAACAGCAGAGGCGTTGGACGGAGGCCCTTCTTCGCCGAACGCGGACACGTACGTGATGACGTAGGTGCGGCTCTCGGTGTGAACAGCTTCCGTCGGAGCGGTAGATGCCGTGACCGTGGGAGCCGTCGTTGGCTTCGGGATGCCCAGCAGGTATGACGCCCCCGGATAGCTCGCGCCAGACAAGATCAGGTTGTTGGGCGAGTAGCGAGGAGCTACACCGTCAGTCCAATACAGGCGATCGTACTGATCGGCCACGATCGGTGAGCGCACGACATCCACATCACCAGGGAACTCGAGCCAGTAGTTGGTCTCCGTCGCGCTGGTGCCGTAGCGGTAGATCGTCTGCGGCGAGGCAGAGGTGGTGGCCTTGAGAGTGGTCGTGCCCTTGAGCGCAGAGATGGCACCGGAGATCAGCTTGACGTTACGGGCAAGCTGCGCCTCACCCGAATCCAAGAGGATTGGGTTGGAGATCGGCTTCATGCCGTTGAAGCCCTTGATTCCGATCAGTGCCATGTGGTGCCCTACTTTGCTGCGTGACAGACGCTGCCGACGAAGTCTTGCAGCCCGCTCACTTGGTCTCTGAGTTGGTCAGCCGATCGAGCCACGTCCGTATATCTGCCTGCGCACGCTCCAAGAAGCTCTCTTGCGGTACGGGCTTGCTCAAAGAGGGCGGCAGACTCGGGGTCTGTGGGGGCTGTACCGGAATTGAGTCGGAGGATCTGGTCGCGCAGGCTGCTTGCAACAGACTCAGTAGCAGCAATCCGGCGATTGAGAACTTCCTGCTTCTGTGCTTGCTCATTGGAGACCCTTTCAGCTTGCTGACGCATTGCTTGTTCTTTGGCTCGAGCCTCAGCCTCAGCTCGGCGTGTATTTTCTGCGACCTCTGCGCGGTAGTCCGCCAGCTCGGCCTTCGCGCTGTGCATCCGAACGTAGGAGATCCCGGCCAGTAACGCGAAAAGGGCGACCAGCGCCGCCCATACCCAGCTAGGAACCAGATCCAGGATCTTCAGCATCAGACCTTCCCCTGGTACTTCGGCATCCTGGTCAGCAGGACATCGTGTACATGGTGTCTATTGATGTCGCAGGCACTGCGGTTGCCGTACAGCGGCTTGGTGGACTTCAGGCAGGTGTGCTCGACGTTGCCAAACCAGACGTTCGGGTTGCATCCGGACTTCAGACCGCAGGCACGGCGCTCGTTGAGCAGGCCACCGATCCCGCCGTTGTAGGCGGCATCAGCCATAGCCAGCCTGTGCAAGTGATCCGGCACCAGCTTGACCAGCCGGTTGTAGGCATCCCTGGTCATCAGGACGATCACCCGCATCTGGAGGTCAGGACGCTGGTAAACCGTCTCCCAGCGCAGCTCGTTGAGCCCACGGGGATCCAGGCGGCGGCTGTCGGCCAAGGCGTCGAACCGGACGCTGCCGTCCTGGTTGAATGCGCGAGTCAACTGACCCAATCCAGCACCCTCCTCCCGGTCAGACTTCAGCCGAGAAGTTGGTGCCCAGCACCGGGAGTGCTTGAGACTGATACAGCTTTCGTGCTCGATCAGGGCCGCGAAGTAGTTCGGCGTGGGCATCGTAGGCCAGACGTCCTTGACCTGGGCGCTGAGCGTCGGGAGGTGTTCCTTTGCCCTTTCGGGGATGAACGTCTCCACCGGCTGCGAACTGGCGCAACCAAGCCCGAAGGCGAGCAGAGAGGTCAGCAACCAGCGCAACACGGATCACCTCTGAACCTGGGCGAAGAACAGCAGCAGGCCGATCAGCACCAGGGCGCGCAGGAGGCAGATGCCCATGTACGCAACGCCTGCGCCGAAGCTACCTTCGTTGAGAGCCCTGTCGTACAGGGCTTCGCTGGAAGCACGACCAAGCATGGCCTTGGCGATCAGGTAGGCCAGGCCGGTGACCAGGAGGGCTTGCGCCCACAACTGGACACGCAGCGCCGTATCGGCACCACCACTGGGGTCGGTCACAACGAACCAGACCAGGACGACCAGGGGGATCAGGGCGAACTGGAACCAGCGGCTACCGATGACGGAAAGGAACTTCTGCATGTCATGCTCCAAGTGCAACAAAGAACAGGACGGCACCAAAGCCGCCCACCAACAAAGACGAATAGAACAGGATCATCGAGACGGCGAGGATCGCAGCCGACGAAAGAACAATAGATAGCTGGAGGGCCATGCCAGCGTAGGAATACCAAGGCGACTTGTTCTTCGCCGCATCACGATCCGCTTCGGACTGACGAGCTTTGGACTGAATTTCTTCCATGTCAGTCTTGAGGCGGACCACCTCCTCCTTCGAACCAACCGTGTCATGAATCGTCGCTCTAACATTCTTTGTTCCATACCAAGTCCACAGGTTGTTGGCCTCGATCGTCTTGTTCAGAACGCGACCAGAGTTGCTGCTGCCGAACATTCCGTTGATAGCCAGGAGTAGAGCGAAGATCGAGATGGAGAATGCGGCAAGACCCTTGACGTATGCCTCGCGCTCAGACCGACTCGCGGTAGGGGGTGGTGCTTTGAACATCATTTCTTCTGTGCATAGTCGAACAGGAACACCGTGAGCCAGATCACAGCGGCGGACATCACCGCAATGGCGGAGCCGTAGAGCACGTTCAGCCGGAAGTCTTCCCTGCGCTTGGCGTGTTCTCGCTCGCGTTTCTCCTGCTCCTTCCGAAGCCGAATGCGATCCATCATCATCTCGTTGTAGACGTTCTCGCCGTACTTGGCGATGATGAGGATCTTGAGTTCGTACTCCTGCTTGCGGATCGCCTGACGACGCATCGTCATCTCGAGCGCCTGCTGCTCGATGCTCCCCTGGTCCAGGACTCGCTTGAAGATCGACGGCTTCTTGTTGGCCTGGACGTTGACCGAGCGGTTGAACTCGGTGACGGCTCCGAACCATTTGCCGATCTGACCAGCGACGTCCTGCACCTCACGGCCAGCAGCCACCATCTTCTTGACGGTGGCGAACGCAGTGCTCGCGACGGTGAAGGCGGTGATCGGATCCACTACTGCTTGAGGATGCTGGAGCCGAACTGAACCAGGGTGAACAGCACAGCCGCCACAGCCCAGGCACCAATGCCACGGTTGATCCACCGCTCGACCTTGGTGTCCACCTTGGTGATGGCTGTCTCCGTGCTGGCGATACGCTGCTCAGCCACGCCGATCCGCTCATTCATGTTCGACTGGCGCTCCTCAAGCAGAACAAGGCGCATCACTGCATCAGTGAGCTTGTCCACTTTCTCCTCCAGTCGGCGGAAATCGGTGTGGATTGGTGTCAACTCATTGCCTTCCATTGCACCCTCACTTCAGGTTCTTCAGCTTGTAGAGCGTGGACAGGTACAGACCCACGATCTCATCGATGATGTTCTGAAGGGCCGTGTCCTCTTTGGGGACGGCTTCGAATCGATTGTCTTCGACCCACTTGAGGTGCTGCTCCAGGACGGGGATGACTTCCCCCTTGTCAGCGTCCAGATACGGGATGTCTTCGATGATGCCGTTGCGCCCCTGGTAGGCCTCGGCCAGGGAGTCCGCCAGATCAACCACCTCGTCGTAGAAGCTGCCGAGGGCGATATGCGCGGCGTAGCTACCCGGCCCGGTCACCTTCAGGTGTTCCCGATGAGCAACGTCTCTTGACAGGAAGAGTAGAGCAATCAATTCGCCAATCATTTCAACACCTATGACCAGTAGTACTCGTTCGCCGGATCAAGCGAGCCGGTATCGATCGTTCCGTCAACGTAAATCTCAATAGACTTGTTAGCGATAGGGGACAGGAGATCGCTAAGTTGCGCAAGCGGAATCTGTGCGTCCACTGGCAACAGAGACAGCCTGTCTGCTGATGGAGCGGTGAAGTAGATTCCAGATGCCGTAAACAATGAGGCGATCTCGGACATGCTAAGCACTCTGCCCCAGAGAGCTGCGTGTCCGTACGTGCCAGCCAAGCTATTGACTGATCCGGCGTCAACACCGATGACGGAAAACTTTGCATTACTGCCGTGGGTTGCGTCGTTTGCGTAGGAGATCTGCTCGTCGAGCGCACCGTTGAAGTAGATTGTGATCTGCTTAGTCGTGGCGTCTCTTGTGATGATGAAATGAAGTGTCTTTGCGATGGGGCTTGGCATTGCGAAGTTCGAGCCAAAGTAGCCGCCAGAAACAATCTGGTCTGTCGCTGAAGTCGTGTACTCCCACACGAACTTCTGGGAGAAGTCAGACAACATACCGTATGTAAATTGGTAGTTGTCGGCTGAGCCTGTACCACTCTTGCCAAGATGCAGGATGGGCCAGCCCCAAAAAGAGTCTGGCGTCCCGCTTCCGTCGGCTGGTCTCACAATGATCTGCATCGTGAGATTTGATAGCGGAACTCCGAGCACTGTCCCAATGATGTCTGTCACAAGCCTGACCGAACTCGCACTACCGATCGTCAGGTACTGTTGAGCATCACCCGGAATCAACGTACCGCTGGCCGACATTGAACCCGAAACCACTGTCGAGTTCATGGTTGCGGCCACCCCGGTCACAGACCCCTGGCTCGCAAAGCTGATACTGGAAACAGCGCCCTGACCCGCAGTAGACATCGGGTAGTACAGAAGCGGGCTTGTAGCCGCGACTGCGGAGACCAGTTCGTTGTGAGATGGCATGATCAGGTTCCAGTCAGAAAGGCCATTCCAAAGCCGGCGCCACAGTTGAACCAGCGATACTGCTGACCACTGATCGATACGACGTCTAGAGTGGTTCCAATGCTGGGTGCGGTGAAATAGACAGGCACAACGCCGGTCACAAACACGACGGGATGCCCTCGTGCTCCGGTCTGGAACCACACGGGCGACACTTGGTAGACGGGGAATCCAGACTGATCAATCGTTGTTGATCGCAGCGTTGACGCATTCTGAATGAAGTTGCCGAGATTCCGAGTCATGTTCTCGGTAAAGTCGTATGTTCCCGCAATGTTGGCGTCGCTTGTGCGGTACGAGTTAAATGTCGCCGCGAGGATGGTGTTGGATATGACCGCGGAGCTGTTTGTGGGAACAATGATATTCGCTCTTGTGAATATGTCTGAGCGATTGTGCGAATACTGAACCATCGGAACAGTGTCTGAGTACAGGTGGAGTGGAGACGCCTGATGCTCCCATAGCGCAGAAAACCCGCGACCCTCTTGGATGATGGTGATATGCCGTTGATCGGCAATCACGTAGGTCGTGGAGTTGGCGGTGAACCCAAGGGCGGTAGGCTCCCCCTCCGTCACGCCATCTGTTGAAGAGTGAAAGTACCTTGGCCCCTCGTTTGTCACCACGCCTGTCGAGGTCGCGTTCGTCGCGCCGGTCAAGCAGCCATATACGGCTGTCGTGCCATTGGACGCCTGAGCGAGGCCAATCTCTTGAGTGAGCACTGCGTACTTCAGCTTGGTCGTCGCAAGACATGGCGCGCTTAAGCACAAGCGCCACACGACGTCGGCGGTCGTAGTAAAGCCAGCTAATGAGCCGTTGTAGATGGTTGGTTGATCAGCGGCATACGAACCCCCGACATACGTCCAACCAGCCGGGGCGGCGTCGTAAATGACGGAGGTCGATTGACTGAATCCGCTCAACAGACTCAGTGAAGGCGATTGCGACGTCAGTAGCCGCGCAATGTCGCGGAAGGCAGCGCAGGCGTTGAGTCCAGTAGGGGTAACAAGTTTGGCAAACATCAGACGCTCTCCTCAATAGGCAGAAGGCGAGGGTCGGAGACTGGACGCTCCGTGCGAACGAAGCATCCTTCGCCAAGCAGATACGAGTAGGAGACTTCGAGAGAGGCCATGTATGGCTCTAGGTCGTCCCTGCCGCCATCGAATCGATACAGGCAGTCTGAGCTTCCAAAATGATTGATCGCGTCTTGTGCGTTCATGATTTATGCCGATTGATACCAGGTTCCAATGACGTTGAGTCCAGCAGCCCTGTTGGCAGAGGTTCCAGCAGCCTCAATCACATCAACATACATGCTGTCGAATGCCGTAAATTGATGAGCCACAGAGGTGGTTACCGAGACTGAACCAACCGGGATGATCATTGTTGCGATCACAGTGTGCAGGCCTGGAGATGTTGGGTCGCTGCCCACCTTCACTCGCAGCACAATCCGCGAAAGTGCTGGCGCTACTGAAAGTCTGGCCGTGATGCTGGTCATGAGACCACCGACACCGCCGCCGATTCGGCCTCCACTGCCAATGTTTGACGCGACTTGCACGAGAGTCCTGGAGCTATTGAACGCGCCAACGGTTACCGTTCTTGGCGCGGCACCAGCTATCAACTGTGTTGCGCTTGCGCCGATAGAGGATTGCGTGTTGGCAAACGCTCGACCGAATGGCGCATCAATGATGATTGATCTTGTTCTCGGCACGACTAGACCTCATTGAGAGAAAGAATGACGCGCCAACTGTATGTCTTAGAAGCGGGGCCCGTCACGTAGACTCGAAGCGACGAACTTAACGACTCAAAGACAGACCTGATGTCAACGGAGACAAGAACGTCATCTCGCACGACAATCTGCTCGAACAGATTGCCCTTGTCAGAGAACACCCCGCCTATCAGTTCCGCTGAGCCACGAACAACTATGTAGACACTGTCTCTTGGTGTCGAGGAGCTGATGTTCGTGTCGCTGCGGTAGCCAACAAACTCAGCCACATACGCCACTATTCGAGTCGTGGCACCAACCGTCAGGCGAGAATTGGACGCGCCATCCACAAACAGCTCGGTCTCCGTGCTATTGGTTGTGGTTCCGTTGTAAACAAAGACTCTCGTGTAGCCAGAACTAGCTCCGCCACTAGAACCACTCCCGCCGCCTCCGATATTGCCCCAGCCGTTCGGGTAATAACCCTCGTATGAGCCGGTAGTTGTGTTGTAGCGCAACAGGCCGACAACTGGGTTGGTCGGTCTGTTTGCAGAGCTACCAACTGGGATCCTAAAAGGGCTTGCGCCCAGAGTGCCGCCTACAGTGACCGCTCCGTTGACCTCAAGTGACCCAAATAGCAAGTTCTGACTCGCGCTGTCAGCCTGGAAGATGCCGTAACGACCCAAAATGCTGCCGCCGCTTTGGACGTTTGGCGCAGACAGATACAAGCCATAGAAGTTGGCAATCGTTCCTACGCTTCCACCAGCAGAACTCGACCCTACCGTGACCGGATTGGCGTAGAACTGGTAGTAGTTCGCTACAACAACGTTGTTGGTAACGGCTGAAGAAGACCCGATGTTGCCGGTTGTCCAGACTCCGTAGACGTTCGTGGCAGACCCGCCCTGAACAATTGCAGAAGCATTGACCGCTGCGATGGTTTGGCTGGATGCACCATTGCTAATGGCGGCGGTGTGGCGGGCCGTAAAGAACCCACCATACAGACTGTTGGCGCTCGCTGTTGAGGTGTCCCCTGCATTCGACCTTTCACCAAACGCCTGCACCCCATACAGAACGACCGGGGCAGATGCGCCAGATGAGGCGATCTGCGGAACAAAGTAGCCGCCCCAGGCAATGTTGGAGTTTGACCCGCCAGATCCACTGTTGCTAATGGTCGGCTGAGACAGCACTCCAAACAGCGTGCCAGTCAGAGCGCCATTGCTCCCACTAAACGGCGTTGTGTTGGCGATTAGGTGGGTGATGTTTCCGCTGGACGTGGCGCTGTTGACGAAGAACGACGAGTTTGCGCCGGAGCTATCCACCTTCACCTGCCCGGTGAAAGTGTCGCCAGCCTTGTTCGCTGGTGTGTATCCGAGGGCGTTCGTGATAACGCCACTCGTGACCTCACTCAGCTTCTGAGTCAGCTCCGTATTGAGATTGGAGAAGTTGGCGTCAAGCTCCGCGTTCGTCAGCGGAGAGCCTTTGACCGACCTTAGAGTTATTGCCGCCATGCTTCTCTCGTTCTCAACCCGCTATGCACCAGATCAGGAGATCGTGACAGTCCAGGTGATCGACAAGGTGTCGCCAGCGTCCTTGTTGACCACGGCAAACTTGGTGCGGCAGAGCATCGTGCCAGCGGATGCTGCATTGAAGATGCCAGCTTCAGTCACCGCGCCGGTGCCGGTGCCAGGAGCAAACGTGGCGGTGTAGACCGCTTGATTGCCGGTGACGACAGTGGATGTCAGGGCAACGCGGCCAAGCTCACTGCCCAACGCCGCATCCCCTGCGATTGCGTTGGCGGTTCCGGCCCCAATAGCCATGTGGCTCATAGCGGCCTGACTTGTATCCCTCATGCGCGAAGCGATGTAGCCAAGGCCGGTCGTTACGACCAGGTTTTTGACTTCCTGCTCATGCTTGACCCGGCCATCAGCGCCAGTGAGTACGACTTTCAAGGCACCGGTCGCCTTGAGGATTTCTTGCGTGTTCATTCATTCACCTCTCAAAAGTTGACAACGACATTTCCGACGTAGTCTGCTGCGAAGTACGAGGCATCGCAGTAGTCCTGCTTCAAAACACTCCCTGCGTCGGATGCAGAGGTGGTGTCAGATAGATTCTTTCGCGGGGCAAGCAAAGCTGCATCGGTGCTTGACGCTGAGTCAGTAGCGCCTCGGCCAAGCCGCGCATCGAACAGGTCACCCACTATTGCGGAGTCGCTTATTGCTTTCGCAACAACTCTTGCCGCAATGTCTGCGGCACTAAGCGGTTCAGCAAACGACTTTCCAGAGCTGAGGAGGGCGGCATCGCCGGTCGTGATCTGTTCGGAAGTGCTCTTCGAGATGAGCCTTGCGACAAAGTCGGCGGACGCCGCAGCATCAGCGGACACTCGTCCGACTAGCTTTGTCGCGATGTCCGAGGTTGCTGACTGGTCAGCAAACTCTTTGGACGATGACAGGGCGCTGCTGTCAGATGCCGCAGGCGCGTCCTCTGCAATCTTCCCAAACGAAAGCACATCCTCATCTGCGCTCTGCACTGTGTCGCCAAGGATCTTGCTGGCGATCAGACTCGCAAGCTCAGTGGGCGACACGCCGTCGCTTAGGCCCTTGGTGACGGCCAGAGCCGTTGAATCAGATAGACCAGCCAAGTCGGCAAGAACTTTGCCGAGCGCAACGCTACTGATGTCCGTCGTTGTGGCGTCGGATGAACTCTCTCTGCCCCGAACATAACCAACCAGGGCCGAGTCAAGCACAGATACGGAGTCAACCAACTCCTTCGCGAAGGAGCGCGCCAGGACATCAGAAGAAGTGATCTGTTCGTCCTGAGACCGGATGTATTCAACAGCGAGATCGAACAGATCGCTGCTTGAGACGATGTCAGAGACCGCCTTGATAAACTGCGCTGTCTGATCGTCATCTGCCGTCGCAGCTCCATCCAGGTCGTCCGTAGCCATCGCGTCGGTTTGGACATGGCGCGACAGGTCAAGACCAGCCTGATCTGTTGTGACCGCGACGTCCGAATAGTTGTAGCTACGAACATAGCCAACCGCTATCCGGTCAGAGGTGGACACGGTTTCTACAAGAGCCTTGACCAGAAGTCGAGCGGAGTCGTCCGTGCTCGTGGCGGCGTCGAGCGCAATCTTTGAGATCGCCTTGCCGATCTCCTCTGACGCAGAAGCGGAGTCCAGCTTTGAAAGACCGACGCCCTTGATCTGAGCATCCGATGTGGACGCAATCTCCGCGATCGCTTTGTTCAGCAGAGACGTTGCAGCATCAACCGCAGCAAGGCTTTCGTTGAACTGCTTGGACGACGACTTGCCCAGGATGTCAATCGCGGAAGCAAGCTCGGAGAATGACTTCTGAAGCGATGCGACCCTGGAGTCGCTCGTGATTGCGGCGCTCTCTGCGTCGTAGATGCGAGTGAAGTAGCCAAGCACAAGGCTGGCCTGGATAAGAGCGCCATACGCCGCCGCCTCGATTTGTGAGGCGGTTGCGCTGGCCTTCAGTAGGCTTGCAGCGGTAGCGGCTTTGGCTCGCGTCTCCTCAACAACAGATGAGCGAAACTTGACAACAGAAATCTCTGCGCGCAGGGTGACGCATGAAATGGACGCCCTAAGGCTTTCAAGCGCGACCGCAGAAATCTTCATGCGCTAAAGTCCTCGCGCACCTTGAACCTGACAGTGTCGTAGACCGACTGCCTGTCTCCATTGGAGAACGTCAGCTCTAGTTCTCCCTGGTAGTCGCCAGCGGGAACGTTGAGGGTAGTTGGCCCCCAAGCGAAAACGGTCTTGCCAGCGGGGCCATCCAGCACAATCCCGGTGAGGGTCGCTAGGGTCTCTGAAGATCCCAGAGCGCGGAAGTACATGCGCGGCACAGCGCCTGTGATGTTGATGGGCAGGCCAGTCGTCTCGTCCGTAAAGGTCACCTGAATCTGTGGACGAGTGTCGCCTTGAACGAGCTTGATCTTCTGGGTCATGTCAGATTCTCCGCATCTGCACGCTCAGATTTGCCCGGGTGAAACCGCGAGTCGCCTTCTGACGCGCATCATTGACGCCGACCATGTACTGGCCCTGGTAGTAGCCAGCGAGCTTGGGGTTCGAGTACGCCTTGTTGGGCGTCATTTGCAGCCGAGAAACAGCGCCAGCGGCAATAGGCTCAACGAATTGTTCGAACAGGAAATCGGCGCAAGACGTCGCGCTGCGAAGCGGAGCCAAGGCCACGCGCATGGTGATGGCGTTGGACAGTTGCCTCTCCGGAATCGGAAATAACGAGAAAGTCTCCGAGTCCTTCTGCACAAACGTCCGAGGCGTGCCGTACTGAGTGCTGTAGTCACCCACCTGCTGGTTGTAGAGGGTTGGGTCTGACACCTGGTCGGGAGCTGAGGCGGCGAGCTCATTACCCGAGTACCAAAGCTTCATGATCTTGATGATCCTGGTGTCCGCAACCGGAGAATCCAGATCGTAGTCAGCCGTCTTCGCCGCGACAGACACAGGGTCATGATCGGCCTGGTAGATCAGGCTCTTTTCACAGAACTCGATCGTCGCGTCCTTGATCGCCTGGAGCGCCGTGATCTCGGCACAACCAGGAACCTCAGGAAGCACCCGTGACAGAAAGTCGTCGTAGCTGGCCACGATCAGACACCGCCCATTTGCAGCGAGGCTGCGCTCGGAGCCGTCGTCCTGCCCTTGCTGTTTAGGTCGGGCGAGAAGGCTGCGTCCTTGCTGGTCTTGATGCCCAGCATCGACTGGAAGATCTGGAGGTAGGTAGCCGAGAGCTGGAAGTTCTGAGCGAACTCAGCGTCCTTACTGTAGGCGCGGTGCAGAACGTAGTTCAGCAGCGGGTCAGCGTAGATGTCGGCCACAGCCACCGTAGAGCCGGTGGCAGTCACGTCGGTCGGGTTCTTCGAGTAGATGATCTCGAGCTTGGCCGTGTTCAGCGCAGGCGGGTAGACGTAGAAGGTCTTGGGATCCCGGTTGTCGTAGATGTAGTTCTTGACGACAGCCTGGCCGCTCTCGCTGTGCCAGTTCACGTTCTGGGTATCCAGCACGTCGCGATCGACATGGCGCACCACCCGGCCACCGGAGTTGTCGGGGTTGATGTTGCGCATCACGTCCAGCAACCGCAGGCCGTCGTTCGGGATCGACTGCTTGGTTCCGGCGACCAGAGTGATCGTGGAGTTACTGACGCAGGCATCAGGCCGCACCAGGGCGATGACTCGCTGGCCATCGTTGATCCAGCCCAGGAGCTCGGAGTCAAGCCAACGGACTCCATCAGCATCGTTCAGGACGATCCGAGCACGGTTGATGATGTCGCTTGCAATCATTGGTCACCTCACCAGAGAACCTTGCGAGCCCAGTGGTTCGCGCTGAATACGTCATCCTTGGTCAGCTTCCCGTCCTTGTTCTTGATCCCGGCAGACCGGGCAAGGTAGTTGGCTCGACGCTCGGGATCCTTGTGCTGAGTGAAGTCCTCCATGCCACGCAGGCCGAACCGCACCAGCTTCACTTCATCGCCCTTCTTGGCCAGCACCATCTTCTTTTCCTTGGCACCGTCCGGGGCGTCCTTGGGCTTGTTGAAGCCGTCAAACTTCTGGCCTCGGTAGACAAGCTTCCCGCCTTCACGCTTGACG